CGGGAAATTGTCCGACAGTCCAGGCTGGAGAATGTAAGATCCGGCACCAGTGTAGGCAGTCACGGAAGTGATTGGTTGCAAATACTCCCGGTGCCGGATCACAATCGGCCGCATGCCATTAAATTGTGGAGCTCCCATGGTATAAGATACCTGAGCCGCGACGGGCTGTGACACCTTCATCTCCGCTGCAACGGAGGGTGGGGGATCATTGTTCCGTCGTTGTCTCCTACGGAATGAGGCTACGGCCATATCTCCTTGCCTTCGCACTTGAGGTCCGATAAATCGCTTTACCTCAGAAGCGACGGCCTTCTTAATGCCACGCAATGGTGCACGTGACACCTGGCGCGCAATCTTCTTCTTGTTAAACTTTGGCATCAGTCAACAACACGTATTTACCGACTCGTGTCAAGTCAAAGCCCCACGCCCAAACACGTGGGGCATCACTTCGCCAATGTTTACGTCCACGAGCGGTGGCAGGGTGGCTAATCACCCCCTCGTGGTACGTGGCCGGTCAGGCCTACTGGCGCCTGGCGCGCCACTTGTCCTTGGTCTTGGGGCGCTCATCGCGCTGGCGCTGTTCGCGCTCCACCCAAGTGCCATTCGCTATTTTCCTCTTGCGCATTTCCTCGAACGACTCCTTCTTCTCTGGTTTTTCAACCCATGTACCTTGCGCTTGTTTGCGCTCCTTGCATTGTTGAGGGGTCTCTTTGACCCTAGCACCTGCAGGAACATGGGGCTTCTCCTCCAAAGGGCCGGTCGGAACAACTGGTAAGACAATCTCAGAGTCAACCACCACCGGAGCTGCCGGTTTGGCGGGCTTAGGCTCTTGACAAAGTGGTGGGCTGAGTAAATCATCAACAGTTTTACAGTCCTCTAACCACCTCAAGAACCTCTTTGAGTCAAACTCGGGTAGAGAACTTACCACATAGTCTCGATACCAGTCAGCTGGTTCGTTAGGATACTGGACGCTCAACTCAAACTGGCTAAACCATGGTTGGATGCGTTTAATCTCATCAGGAGTTGAAATTCCAATACCTAAACTAACAGCTTTGCGACAGAGGTCGCCCAACAAGGGCGTATTTGCGTCCATCAACGCAAAAGCACGGGCCTTCTCCACCAGCTTCTGAACTGGTGTGATTGTCGGGGAAAGAGCCACGGTGACATGAAACTTGGACAACTGACGAGGCAGGTCCGACACTGAATTCAAATCACCGAACCAAACATGCGGAGAGTACATCCTGGCTAAAAATTTTATGCCTAACTTGCCCCTCCATACCTGTTCGGCAGCCAACTCTTGGCCGACACTCTTGGCGGCACTGACATATATCTTTGGATCAATATTGGCTGTCAGGCC